CACCTGACAAATCAAATGAATCCTGCATTTTTTGATTTACAAGGCAATCCAATTGGCGCTTACGCAGAATATATTAATATGATTATGCACTATAAGGATTCATTTTATCGTTTATATTTTATGATGACCGGTGTTAATTTAAATTTATTATCTCATATTGGTATAAACTCATTCTTGACTGATTTAAAATTTGTTGATTTAGAGGAGGTATTGTTGGTTAGAGATTTTATTTCAACATTCTTAACAACTGTTGATGGGATATTGGGTAATGCCGGCGCCGGCCGAATTAGACCGACAAATTCATCTATTAGGTTTAACGGAAGTTATTATGGCTATGGTTCAAGCGGGCCTACAAATTCTGGCACTGAAGGAAGATTCGCTAGACCAAAACTTGTAACTTACAAATATAGCTTCAAAGAGCCATTTAATGTGAGCGAAACGAAAGATTTAAAATATTCTGTTATGGGCACTAAACAAGTACAAAATGCCTCTACAAACAGTCAACATCCGGCCCTTGAGGATACAAAGACAATCACTTACATTGAAGATTCTCAAAATATAAATTTAGCAAGATCACCCAATTTTTGTACTGTATCAAAATATGAAATGAGACTTCAAGAAGAGTGGAGGATGCTAAACAATGATTATACATCTACAATGCCAACACCGGGTGATTTCTCCGGTCCCCCCTCTTCAATAAGAGAAGGCCCCAATGGATATTCGAATTATACATCCTTTGGTGTCAAACAACTTATAAAATCTGACGACCATGGCAATAACGTGTATTATACAAATAACAATAACGCCAATTCAAAATCTATATACCTATATGACTCAGACCACTCTCTACATGCTTCATCTAGTGTTAATAGATTTAACCACCCACAAGATTATAATCAAGATGCCATAGAACTTTCTTTAGCTTTAATACAAGGATATAAAACGGAGCCGCAACCAAAAACACAAAATTTTGGACAAACTAGTGTTAAAAATTTATTTAATCGAAACAATGCGCTATACAAATTGAATGTCTTTGAGGACTTTATAAATGATAATTTGGCAGCAACATCGATGTGTATTGAATCAAGAACATCTATATTGGATTTCGATGATGATGTTGATGATGATATTGCATGCGCATATGACCCCCCCGCCCAAGAAGGGAATTCCTCTTCTACCACATGGGCGAACGCAACATTTACAACTAGCGAATATATTGATTCGAATGTTTTTTTAGATCCTAATTACTTTGATAATTTTGACTGGATTGATAAAGGCCAATCGTCAAGTGGAAATCAACCGGCAAAGTCAGAAGAATCGACAGCCCCTACTGAAAATCCCTGTCCAAGCATAAGCGATTTTGTTACTTCTAGAGTATTATCGAATATGCGAGGTTATAATATTTTACGAAGAAAAGATGTTATTCAAGGAAACATAGGTCAAAAATTTGATATATATTATTATTATTCGGCGTTACAATCAGCAATATATTACGGGGGCATAACATATAGCCAATATCTACCACAAAACTTTTTTGTTACTGATCTAACTACAGGCTTAATTGATCAGGGTGGAGAATTGTCTTTCGCATATCAAGCCAATTTGATCCTACAACAGCATAGGCATTATGGTGTGGAATATTTATATGGATATGACGAAGATGATATGACGGAGGTCTGGCTACCTCTTGATTTTACAGCATTAACAGAACTATATGCTGCTGGTTCGACAAAAATATATTTGTGTCGTCTTAAATTGTTTAATGAGTCGTATTTACTTATAAACAATTCTGAGTCAATACTTAATTATCCTGTGATGGATAAACACTTTTTATTGGTACCTAAAGCGAATATGTTTAATAGCACAGGATTTCAACGTGCTGAAATTAATATATACAAAGACAACGAAGGCGGTTCATAATGGCGATAGACGTTTACGACAACACGGCAGTTATATACACACAAATAAAAGATTTAAATCCTGATATTGTTACGGCATATGGCGGTGGGGCCAACGCCCCCATCGATCCATTTGTGACATATGAGATTGCTTTTCAAATCCCCCGGCCTGTTGCAGACTATTATTTGCCAAAAGATTTCGCACTAAATGAATCAACAGGCATGCCAGACAGGCTTAGATATACAATAGATTATGAATATAACTATTTTTCTGATGACTATGAATTATTAATGGGAGATATATTTGAAAATGTCCCGCCGAGTATTCACACAAACGATCATGACCTGATTAAAAAAGATATCATCCAAGACCTACCAGATTTATACGTTTTTTATATTTATTCTTTTACTGCCTCAAATTATGGCTCTCAAAATGCTTCTGCTTTATATCAGTCTCTAGCTTTGCCCCAACAGGGGTTTGTGACTAATTTATCACTTAATGCCTCAAAATATCAGGAACAAAATTACCTTAGTAGAAATTATTTTATACAGTGGGCTAGAGATTATACTTCCGGATTTCAAAATATGAGCCTTGACGATTACAAGACTGGAGAATTAAGAAGCCATTTGGTCACAAATCGTGACATTGTCGACGTTTTAACATATGAAGATAACAAGGTGGAAAATTATCCAATGCATGCTAAAATTCGCTTTGACACTCCTTCTGGTGAAAACACAATTAGTGAATTAATTTATGACTTGGGCGCTCCAATGCAGGATGCTTTTGCTGAAATTTTTATAAATAATGGTATATTTAATGACTCATATGATTCGATATCTCAGCGATACAAATTACAGGGACAAGGGTCATATAATCCACAGGGGTTAACTTTGACTGAGCGCGAAGAAATGTACAATAAAATAACATCAGCCCCAACTAAAATAATAAAAAACGCTTATGTATCCCCAAAAGAACCCCTAGCGATCAGATTTGACACTGCGAATGGTGATGAAGGCGGTCTTTCCTTTAGTTTAGAGCAGAGGCAAATATTGGGTGGTTCTGACAGCAGCGCCACGTCATATAAACATTTAAATATAATCAAATTAAGCGAACTCTTAAATTCGGTTAATTCGGCAATGAATACCAGCCAAACTAACAATAATACCTTCTCATACAACTCCAGTGCTAATGCTTGCTCTGCGTTTATGCAAATGCTCCAAACCTTACAATTGCAGACTTCAATAAACTCACACTTAGCAAACATGACCGGTCAAAATTATACTGAAGTGCTTATGTTTAGAATTGATAAAGTTTTCACTGACCGTAAAGATGCACTGCCTGTTCCGGGCCAAAGTATAGATCCTGTTATAAAGTCTTATTGGTATTTCAATAGAGAAGGTACTGAAACTATTGAAATGCTGGATACGCAAATTTTGTATAATGGAACCTATACCTATAGGTGTTACGCTTATGTTTTGTGCGAAGCAGAATATACAAATTTTTCGGTAAATAGATTTGATGAGCAAAATATCTATGACCTTCAAAGTGTTTATCCGGATACTCCATATTCTAATTTTCGTCCGCTGTTTTATCAACATCAAGATAAGATTCTTTATAATGTTCCTGTTGGAGCTTTGCACGGCGAGGGAGACGGATATTTTGGGAACGATTATGCAGACCCAGAAGTGCCGCTGGGTCAGGTCGATCATCTAGGAAACCAGATTCTGTCGGAAAGTAAGTGGGTTATTGTAGAAGTGCCATATTTTGAAGATTCCATAGAAGTGCTAGACTCGCCCCCAGTTGAACCTGACGTTGAAATCGTCGGTTATCGCGGAGTATCAGATAAAATTTTAATGATGTTTCAAAGTCCAGTTGAGCAAAGATTTGAAAGACCAATCTCAATCCTACCAGATGTAGATTATGATGTTTTTATAAAACAAATTCAAGCCCAAAAGGCTTATGGAGATAGATATGCTATGATCCCATCTCCCAATATATTTGATCCTCTGACCGGCTTACCATATCCGCACACTCCAACTGGCGCGAATTATGCTGCATTTATACACACACAGATAACTAATCCCATGGGAGATGTAAACCTTAACATGCCGGGCGTCCAGCGCGGTCTAGACTTGGGTAACACAATCATGTTCGAAACAGATGACCCGCCTTTGTTGATTCAAACTTTTAGATTGCGAGTTCACCCAACAGAATATACAGACTTTGCCAATGGCAGAATAATAGATGTTCCGTGCTTTATTGATAACCCTGTAGAAGGTTCCCTTAATCCATATAGAAACTTTTATTCTACTTCTTTTGAAGATGAGATAGAGCCGAACGTTAAATATTATTATTGCTTTAGAACAATTGATATACATGGCAATTTCTCAAATCCATCACCAGTTTATGAAATTGAGATGTTTAAGGAAAATGAAACTATTTATCTTAAGCAGAGGATTGTTGATTTTGCGCCAAAAATTAAGTTTGACAACAACAAAACTTTTAAACAATATATAAAAATAAAACCAGCCGTCGAACAGAATCAAATTCCCAAGCAAACACTTGAATCTGTGAATAGTGCGATGGACTTTTTAGGGGGCGCCACACATGGTTCCGCCGAAATACCCCTAGGTACACGCCAAGAAAAATTATGGGGCAAACAGTTTATAATTCGCATAACTTCAAAACAAACAGGTAAATCGGTAGATGTAGATGTGAATTTTACAAATAATGGAATATTTATTCCAGAAGAGGAATAGTAATATATGCAAACAGTTTTTCTAAAGACTATTTATAGTAATCACACTATTTATAATCAGTTATTAAAACAAAAAGATATATTTAAAATTTATTAATAAAGAGGATTAAAATGGCATTTTTAGACAATTCGGGCGACATAATACTTGATGCAGTATTGACAGATACCGGTAGAAAAAGACTAGCAAGAGGTGACGGCAGCTTTAGGATAACTAAATTTTGTCTACACGATGATGAAATTGACTATGGTTTATATAATAAGAGTCACGCTAGTGGCTCTGCATATTATGATTTGGAGATTTTACAAACTCCGATCCTAGAAGCTTTCACAAACAACACCTCTGGAATGAAGCATAAATTAATTAACATTTCTAGGACAAATTTGTTTTACCTCCCAGAAATGATTATTCATACAGGCTCCGGAGGCAGCGGTAATTCATCTGTTTATGGCGCCCTAGGTAATCCGCAAGTAACAAAACAATTTACTGATGTCGCCGGCGGGGCAACAAATACTTTTTATATTGCTGTTGATAATGATACTCTAGATAAAATTCGCGATGCCGGTTTGGGTAACACAAACCTTAACGCAAACACAGCGCTAGCAGATGATCCCGGGTTTTTGAACGGCACTGACACCTGCGGGAACTCAAGCCAAGGCGATATTAACCATGCCATTGAGATTCACCAAGGACTAGACACAGCGAACAAAACCAACAGCATCAAAATTGATCCGTCTCTGGAAGAAACGCAATTTATTATTGAAATGGATAATCGATTAGGTAGCTTGGTTGATATCGGATTAAGTGGTCAAAACATCAATCCAACTTTTATTGATGATGATAACATTGCCTCCTACTTTATAACAAACACAATTACCGGGTTTCAGAGTATGTCACCGGAAACTAACAATGGATCCGACCATGCAACTCCTGCATATTCTCAGCTTCTAGGGCCAAGAGGTAGCGCTATCTGCTTTAAGATAAAAGCTTCGTTAGAATTGCGCAGTAGCACTTATTTGTTTAATTTGATTGGGTCTAGTGCAGACATCAAGACAGTAGGCGATGGCGGCACAAATTTAACAACTTATAAAATAATTGACTCAATTGTTAGGATTACTGGTGGTACTACTGGATATTCTTTGGAAATCCCAGTTAGATACGTCAAGTATGCATAAAATATATTTCACAACATAGGATAAAAATATGGCAACAACTTATAAAACTTTTTCAGCCAACGATATTGTTTCAACAAGAACGCTCCTACATGAAGCGATTCCCCTCACGGGCACAATTATTTCTGGGACATATGTCAACGGCAGCACAGAAACAAACATTAAAGATTATACTCACGGAATGTTTCAATCTGTTTACGACTACCCTTACTTGAGTTCATCGGCAAATCACATCTTTGACATGACTGTCGGAGTATCATCACAGTCTAGTTTGTATAGTAGTGTTACTGTACAGAAAGACAAAAAGAAGAATGTATATAATCAAATGGCTCAAGTTCTGGCCGGTTATGATGCACAGGGTAATGTGAGGCAATTTGATGAAGATGGTGATCTTGTTTCAACTTCTACAAAAATGGAAGAATGTGTTTTTGTTAATTTCTCTAGATTGTTGACTAAGGATGAAATTAAAAAAGGTACCTTCACTATGGAATTGGATGTCGACGGTGCATTCACTGCCTCTGCTAACCCTATGAATCTACGAAGAATTAAACTCTCAGATACTAATGCGGAAAATGATTATTTTATTAATTCACCTGCTGGGGATTATGGCATTCTATATGCATCATCATCGCTAGTTCAAGGTTCTCAACCGAACTTAGATGGCGAAACATTGGGAGCAGCGTTTAATAAAACTACTGCCCCCAAAGCAGGATTGCTTTTTTACCAAGCCGGCATTGCTGTTCTCTCTGGTTCTATTTTTGACGGCACCTCTAATGCTGCCACGGCAACACTTACAATTCCAGCACAAAGTGCAACGGCCCTGTCGCTTTCTGATATTGACGGAAATACTATTGAGTTGATAGATACTGCCGGGACAAAAACAACTTTAACTTTTGACAATGGGACTGCTTCCCATTCCGGTAACAAAGTAGGAATTAGTGGTGTTGGTCATCAGGGCGAATTTGAAGATAGAATTGTGGATTCGATAAATGCTAATCTTGCTAACATTACCGCAACTGCTGATGCTACCACACCAGCAAACACTGCGGAACACACTATTGTTCTGACGCAGGATGTCAAAGGCGCTAACGGTAACACGATAATTACTCGTTCAAACACAAATTCATTTCAAGTAAGACTTGGTGCTGCCAATTTCTCTAAAGGCGGCGGCATCACCGGTGGCTCCACAGGTGGCATCCTAGTCAATACTCTTGGCGCCCCCGTTATGAACTCTTCAACTAGTCACAACTCGTTTTTAGCAATGCTCACTGGATCAGAGATTTCAGCCTCAGCAAATCAGATCCGACACAGGATCTATAACATTGAATTTAATAACACGACAGAATTGAACTCAACAGTATATTTCTGTAGAGCGCATCATAATGAGTTTAACTACTCAACTAATCCAACATATTTAAGTTCTAGTCAAATAGTAGTTAAAAATATTGCTTCCGATTCCCCGGTTTCATATATTACCGGCATCGGCCTTTATTCTTCCGATAATGAACTTTTGGCTTCCGCAAAACTTAGTGAGCCTTTGAGAAAAGACCCCACAAACGAATTAACGTTAAGGGTGAGACTAGACTACTGATGTCAGGTAAGTTCGAACATCCAGCAAACAAAAGAAATGCTAGAAGATCGAAACTTATAAGGTCACTGAATAAATTAAGATATTTAAAGAGTGACCTAGAATATCATAAAACTGAGCAAATTCAAAGAAAGATTAATTTTGATGCAGATATTATCGTGTACATGAAAAGAAACGATTTATCTTTTTCCCCAAATAAACAAAAGACAGGACTAATTGTTGATGATCATGTGACTAGGCAAAAACAAGACGCAATTACCGAAGAAATAAAAAAAGAATGTAAAACTCTATATAAAAAAATAGCTAAACAAGCACACCCAGATGTTAATTTGGATAAAGATGTTGAAATGCAGAATTTGAGAGAAATAATATTTCAAAATGCAAGAAAGGCATTTGACACAAATGACTGGTTTTCGTTATATGATTATGCGCTAGATTTAGATATTGAGTTACCAATACCAACGGATTCCCAAATTAAATGGCTTGAAGCAGAATCAGAAAAACTTGAAGAAGTAATTAAACTTGTAGAAAGTTCTTTTGAATGGATTTACGGAGAAAAACAGACAAAAGCAGAAAAAGAAAATATTTTAATAAAATATTGTTTGATGTTTTGTTATGATAAAAATAATTAGATTATGACTACATTTAAATTTAAAGAAGAAGAAATATTTAGAAACACAGCAAAAGTGCATCCAAGTTACAAATTCATGATATTTTCTGGGACTGTGTATGTTGATAATGAGAAATTTAAAACTGGGCTTCAAGATACAACAACTGACCGCAACGTAACGCATGTTCCGTCTGGTTATATAAGTTTATACGAAATGAATATTGATAGAGATGAAACGTCACATACATATAACCCCCAAACTGGTTTAGGTGCTAAAACTATGATTTACCCTTTTATCACTAAAAACAGTTCCTTGCAAAATTTTGCAACTGTGACAACTTCTTCTTGGTTTAATTCGTTTGCTTATGGAGATATTATAACCGGATCATATCCCATGTCTTCTTCGTTGTATAGAAATTACTATGCACAGCTAAATACTACTGCCCATTATAATATAAATAAATATGAAAATGGAAGCTTTAACCAAAGACCACATGTGATAGGGTTAAGAACTACAATGAATTATTACAAAACTTTAAGTAGTCACTATGCTTTTACATCTAGTCATGGTACATATACTTGGGACAAAGCAGAACAAGAACTTAATCTTATAAGTATACCAAGTATATTTTATGGTTCTGAAATTAAAAAAGGAACTGTTAAGCTAAACTTTTATGTTTCTGGTTCTTTAGTCGGTACACTGGAAGACTCAAATAAAAATGGAGAACTAATTCAAACAGGGCCTAACGGCTCAACTGGATCTGGCTCAGTTGCTGGTGTTGTGTTATATCGTGAAGGTTTTTTAATTTTGACCGGCAGTTGGGATTTAGATAATAATACTTTTAATTACATTAACGACTTAACTTCTCTCAAGAAGACGAAGTGGGTTTATTGGGGCGCCGGAATAGAGGGGTTCTCATATGATGCCGGCGATGACGTTACGGGTTCTCATGGCGATTTATACTTTGAAGGGACAAATTATGTCAACACAATAACAATGCTGGCACATGCTCCTGTGGGCACATTGAATCACTCCAATAACCCTACATATAAAAAGAGGTCTTCTGGTGATCTATATGATGTGTCCCAAATACATACCGCTGCTGGCAGTACATTTATGGAGAACTCATCGATTACAATCCAAAACGTAACCCCAACCGATTATTATAATATAACAGGAAGCTTCAAAAAAACTACCTTTATATCGAAAGTTGGCATATATGATGAACATGACAACTTGATAGCAATTGCAAAAGTTGCAAAACCTGTCAAGAAAACAGAAGACAGAGAATATACATTTAAATTAAAATTAGATTTTTAGGAGATCTATGATATTAGGAATAGACGTTAGTACGACTAAGGTTGGTTTAGCGATAATTGATTTGGACGGCAACCTCAAGACGTATGATTTGATCAAATTTAAAAAGGATCACACACTAGAAGAGAAAGCAATTTCTTTCGAAAATAAGATAATAAAGATGGACAAATATTATAATATAAGCCATGTTTATATCGAACAGCCGGCAATGATGTTTAGGGGCGGCAAGACAACTGCCTTTACCATGGCCAAACTTCAACGCTTCAATGGTATGTGTTCGTATGCGTGTATGCGAGTATTTGAATTTCCACCAGAAATGGTTCACCCAAATTCAGCTAGAAAAAAAATGAATATTTCGATCCCCCGATCCGTCAAAGACAAGAAGGTATTCATAATCAACGAAGTGCAAAAGCAGTATCCCAAGTTTACATTTCAGAAAACCAAGTTTGGTAATCCGAAACCGGGAACTGATGATATGGCTGATGCGATCGTTGTAGCACACGCTGGATATATAGACATTACGGGGATTCAAGATGTTATCGGAAAAGATCAAGATAGTTAGAAACGTTTTAGGATACTACAAACAACAAAGCGACGAATATCTTTTCAAGTGTCCTTATTGCAAACATCATAAAAATAAATTATCAGTTAACTTTGAGTCGAATGTTTATAAGTGCTGGATTTGTGATTCGCGAGGCAAGAATATAAGAAGACTTATAAGACGGTTTGGTAGTGTCAACGATTTGTCTAGTTGGGATGCCCTAACCGGATATGATTTTGCAAATTCTAGCGAAACATTAGAGAGTTTATTGTTTGAAGATAAATCTAACAAAACAATTGAAAGGCAATATTTGGAAATGCCATTCGGATTCAAAACCCTCACAAAGAAAAAGAAAACCGTTTCAGACTACCCAGCATACAACTATCTTTTGAACAGAGGATTATCAGATAAAGATATTCTTAAACACAAGATAGGTTACTGTACGGAAGGTGAGTATAAAAACAGAGTTATTATTCCTTCGTTTGATAGCGAAGGATATTTAAACTTTTTTGTTGCCAGATCATATATTGGCGACAGAATGAAATATAAAAACCCAAAAGTATCTAGAGACATTATCTTTAATGAACTAGATGTTGATTGGGATTCAGACGTAGTATTAACAGAAGGAGTATTTGATGCAATTGTCGCAAGAAACGCTGTACCTATTTTGGGTTCAACTTTACGGGAAACATCTAAGCTGTTCCAAAAAATAATTAACTTTGATTCTAGTGTGTTTATTGCACTAGACCCAGATGCTGAAAAGAAAGCAATGAACTTAGTTGCCAATCTTTTGAAATATGATATTGAAGTATGGAAGATGGATCTTCCGTACGGAAAAGACTTAGGTTCTATGACGGCCGCAGAATGCCAAAATTTAAAGGATGAAGCGACCCCTATGAACTATGAGACTTTTTATCTAGAACGCCAAATAATGTCAATATAGGAGGGTTAATGACTAAGTTTGCACATATAGCTGATACACATATCAGAAATCTGAAATTTCACCATGAGTATAAGATTGTTTTCAATCAATTATATGAACACCTTATTAATGAAAAGGTTGATTATATTGTACATTGTGGTGACATCGCTCATACGAAAACACAAATATCACCAGAATTTGTCGACATGGCAAGAGATTTCTTTCAGAATCTTGCATCGATAGCTCCGACATATATTATTCTCGGCAATCATGATGGCAATCTTAAAAACAACAACAGACAAGACGCTATCACTCCGATTATAAAGGCATTAAATAATCCAAATCTTCATTTACTTAAGAATGCTGGTGAGTCAAAGATCGATGATAGATTTTGTTTAAATGTATTATCGGTATTTGATGAAGACAATTGGGTACAACCAACAGATCAGTCATTAATTAATATTGCCCTGTATCATGGTTCAATTTCATATTGCAGAACAGATACAGGCTGGAGGATGGATCATGGCGAACATGACATTGAGATATTTGATAACTTTGATTATGCAATGCTGGGTGATATTCACAAAAGACAGTCGCTAAATAAAGAAGGCACTATTAGATATGCTGGCTCAACTGTACAACAGAATTTTGGTGAGTCAAACGATAAAGGTTTTTTGATTTGGGATATTAAAGATAAAGAAACATTTAAGGTTAAACATGTTAAATTGTCCAATCCTCGCCCTTTTATAACAATTACGCTAGATCATACCGGCCAACTACCGGATGAGAAAAAAACGAAGATACCGAAGGATTGTCGACTTCGATTGGTTTCAAACTCTCACATATCTCTAGATAAGTTCAAAATGGCATGTGAAGTCGCGAAACATCGATGGAAACCTTTTTCTGTGAACTTCCTAAACAGAGCAGCAAGTGAACGATCCTCTGTGGATATTAAAGATGAGAATAAAATCAACGAAGATCTCAGGGACATCAAAGTTCAAGAGAAGCTTATAAAAGAGTATTTGGAGGACTATAATTTAACAGAAGATACATTAGATCGAATTATGATTATGAATAAAAAATGTAACGATAAGATCAATCAAAACAATGATGTATCTAGAAATGTCAATTGGCGCATCAATACTTTTAAATGGAATAATCTTTTTAATTATGGCGATGGCAATGAAGTAAATTTTAATAATCTCAATGGGATTGTTGGAATTTTTGGAAAAAACTTTTCTGGCAAGTCCAGCATCATTGACGCTGCATTGTTTACGCTATTTAATTCAACCTCAAAGAATGAGAGAAAAAATCTTAATGTTATAAATCAAAACAAACAAAGTTCGAACTCAACAATAGAAATTGTTGTTGGTGACAAATTATATACAATTGAAAGAGATGCAGAAAAGTACATTAAGAAACTCAAAGGAGTAGAAACTCTTGAAGCAAAGACCGCTGTCGATTTTTATATGGAAGACACTACAACAGGTGAATGTACTAGTCTTAATGGTTTGACTAGAAACGAGACAGATAAGAATATTCGAAATCATTTTGGCTCTATGGATGATTTTCTTTTAACGTCCATGTCGAGCCAACACGGGGCTTTAAACTTCATCAATGAGGGTTCTACTAAGAGAAAAGAGATCTTCGCTAAATTCCTTGATTTAGAGCAGTTTGAGAGCAAATTTAAGATTGCCAAAGAAGAATCAGCAGGAATCAGAGCTATTCTTCGAAAAATGGAAGGTCGTGATTTTCAAGAAGAAATCAAGACTGCTGTCATTTCATTATCTAATAACAAGATTTGTTTGGATGGCCATGAGAAAGACTGTAATGACCTTAAGCAAAGCATAGAGGAGCATAGGCTATCTTTGGGGGAGATTAAGTCCAAATTTGATGCCATACCAGCAGAGATCATCAATATTGCTGATGTTAATAAGAAAATTAATTTCAAAACAAATCAAATAATTTCACTAGAATCTAAAAATAAAGAATTAGAATTGGAGAAAAGAGAAAAAGACGCATTGTATTCTAAAATTTGCGAGTTCATAGCGGTATTCGACATCGAAGAAGTACGCAAAAGAAAAGATACAATTGAAAGATTGGAGAGTCGCCTAGACAGCTTTAGGGTAGAGTTAAGGAAAATGGAAGCCGAGTTTAAGACTAACTCTGCAAAACAAAAACTCTTAGAGGGCATACCTTGTGGATCTTCTTTCCCTAATTGTAAATTTATTAGAGATGCAAATGTCTCGGTCGCAACCCTCCCAACATTAAAACAAGATATAGATCACATAAATAATAACCTTGCAGAATATAAAATAGAACTAGACGCTCTAGACCCTGAGAAAGTTAACACACATTTGATTAAATACGAGCAACTGCTTCAAAAGAAGGTGACAACTTCCACTAGAAGCACAGAAATAAGCTTGCAAATGGAGAGAAATGAAAGCTCCACAAAATTGATAGAACGAGAGCTAATCGATTTAAATCAAAAATTAGAGCTTTATGAACAAAATAAAGAAGCTATTGAAAATTTTCAAAAACTCACGAAAGAAAAGAATAAAATCGAAAAGCTTTTGAAGACAGCGCAAAAATCTTTAAATATATGCGAGAAAGAGAGGCTAGAGCTTTATAAGCAAAACGGCTCTCTAGAGCAAAAACTAGAAACTCTAGAGAAGGAACATGGAGAATATAAAAACCTCAGAGAAGACTTCTCAGCTTATGATTTATTTATGAGATGTATGCACACAAATGGAATAGCATTTGATATTGTAAAAAAGAAGCTTCCTGTAATTAATGAAGAGATTAGTAAAACTCTCTCGAACATAGTAGATTTTCAAATATTTTTTGAGGTTGATGGAAACAAATTTGATATTTTCATTAAACACCCAAAGCATGACCCTAGACCTTTGGAAATGGGTTCCGGTGCAGAAAAGACAATAGCAGCGATGGCCATCCGCCTTTCGTTGTTGACAGTATCCTCTATCCCAAAGGGCGATATTTTTATACTTGACGAGCCGGGCACAGCGTTGGATGAAGAAAATATGGAAGGGTTTATTCGCATGTTAGAACTAATTAAGATGTACTTTAAAACCGTTTTATTAATTTCCCATTTAGATTCCCTAAAAGATTGCGTTGACATGCAAATAGAAATTGACAAAAAGGACGGGTACGCATATGTTAATCAATGAAGGAGAAAATTATGACATGTTCACATGAAGAAAAATCACAAGCAGATAAAGTCGGTATCGTAGATAACTGGCTTGGAAGACTTACTTCTAGAAAATTGATGGTTTGGATTTCTGCCACCGCCCTTATGGGTATGGGCGCCCTTGAGAGTGCTGATTGGGTTATCTTGTCTGCTCTTTATATTGGCGGCCAATCAGTTGTTGATGCTGTTGCTAGGTTTAGAGGACACTAATGCAAGTATTATTGCCATTTCTCAAGGCTTATTGGAAGCACATTTTAGTTGTCATATTGAGTGCCATCTATGTTGGCAAAACTCAATATGATTATGCTGTCTTATATAAAATGCACATGGGTACGATTGAGATGTATCAAGATCAGATACGCAAAATCAACAATCTTCATGCGCAAATTGCTCGTAAAAAGGATAAAGCCTTGGAAGAATATAAAGTTAAGATAGAAGATCTAGAAAAACAATACAAAGATAAATCTGAAGAGATTGTCATTAAAAATGAAAAAACAAAAATAAAATATAAAAAGAAGTTTAATGATAACCCGAAAGAGATTGTAGAGGATATCGAAAATACTTTTGGATTTCAGCATGTTGAATAGTATTTTAATGATGTCTTTTGTATTTGCTAGTTCTGTACAAGCTGAAGAAGGCAAATTCTCATTAATGCCCAAAGGGCGCTCTGCGCCCTTTAAGGGTGTTTTGTTTGATGAAAGTGCAACTTCTTCTTTGTTAGCAATGCCAGAGAAGTACAAACTACAGTGCGATTTAGATACGGAATTTCAGATTGACAAATTGAAGACCGAACACCAATTAACTAAAAAGCGCTTGGAGCTTGATATAGAGCGCCTCACAAAAGAACATAAGATTGTTCTAGAGGGCAAAGAAAAACAAATGGAAAATTTAAATAAAGAATTAGAAAAGAGAATTGGTATCAATAAAAATTGGTATTTGGCCGGCGGTGTAGCAATTGGTGTATTTACAACCGCTGGAATGTTTGCACTGTGGAACAGTGCATCCGGAGATTAAATGAGGAAAAAGAAAAAAGATTATGATTATATTGCAAGAGTGGAAAAAGAAATCTCAAAAAAATATGGTAAAGACGCTATTCAAAATCCCAATGCTGGATGGAACGAACAAAAAGAAAAAAAATATATAGAAAATTCTAAAAATCTTCAAAAAAAAATAAGCAAAAGTAATGAGTCAAAGGATATGGTAGAACACAATGGTTTTTTGATATCTAAGAAACTAATTAGTGTTAACACTAATAGGGAGTGTCCTGTGTGTGAAGTCTATTCTTTCAAAAGGGAAGATGACTTTTTTATGAATAAGTATGAATGCTGTTCTGCTTGTTACATACAATGGGTTGAAGACAGAGAAGAAAGATGGCTGAAAGGCTGGCGACCAGATAAGGAGAACAAATAATGGCAACAACATTGGAAATAGTTAAAGGAATCAAACAAGCAATGGCTAACGCTTATGATGGGGCACATGATGAACGCCTTGTCGATGGGGAAGACTTGGTTAAGAAAATTGGCCTTAGAAGAGAAGAGGGTTGTCCTCTGACCGACACTAGAAATATGGATGCAGTTTTTGTTAAAATCCATGGATCTACATTGTATGTATATTATCACACGGAAGTTCTCTCTAAGGATTCTCATGATGCCCAGCTTAAGTCTGAGATAGAACAGCGGATCTCAGACACTGTAGCTTACCTTAAAAAAGAATATAGAAAAATTAATGGCGAGTCGTTATCGCTTGGCGCCGGAATGGATTTGGATATACATTTAGAATTTATTTCTAGAAGAAGAGTGTCTGTGATGGGCTGCCAAGGGTACCCAATCAAAGGAATGGGTGAAGATGTTGAGGATATGGCACAAATGGGCAGCGATCCAGATCGCCTTGATAAGAGCATTAGGGACTTTCTCTCATTAGGAAGAGAAAAGGCTAAAAAACCTTCTAACTATACAGCGAAAAATGAGCAATAATGAACTTAACAAAAGAACAGGCCGTAAAGGAAATTATAAAATGTGGCAAAAATTCAACGTATTTTGTCAATAATTTTTGCAGAATATCACATCCTGTTCATGGTTTAATTCGCTTTAATACATATGACTTTCAAGATGACTTATTAGATAGGTTTTCTGATAATCGCTTTAATGTAGTCCTAAAAGCCAGACAGATGGGTATCTCGACAATTGTCGCTGCTTATATTGTTTGGCTTATGTTGTTTCATAGGGATAAAAATGTACTTGTTATAGCTACAAAGCATGAAACAGCAACAAACTTGGTAAGAAAAGCCAAAGCAATTATGAAAAATCTACCAAAATGGATTCAGATATCAGAAATCAAGGTTGATAATAGGACATCGTTTGAGCTTTCTAATGGTTCGCAAGTCAAAGCATCATCAACTTCTGGTGGCGCTGGTCGTTCGGAAGCACTATCTTTGCTAGTGATCGACGAGGCTGCTCACGTTGATGGCTTAGAAGAGCTATGGACTGGCCTATATCCTACAATTTCTACTGGTGGACGTTGTATTGCCTTAAGTACCCCTAATGGTGTTGGAAATTGGTTTCATGAAACGTATATCAACGCAGAGCAGAGCGTCAATATGTTTTATCCGACTAGCCTTAAATGGGATTTGCATCCTGATAGAGATCAGGAATGGTTCGAAAATGAAACTAAAAACATGTCTAAGCGAGAGATAGCTCAAGAGTACGAATGTAATTTTAATGCTTCGGGTGAAACAGTTATCCATCCGGATGACATAACAAGAATTGAGAAGACTTTGAGTGAACCTAAATATAAGACAGGATATGATAGAAATTTTTGGATTTGGGAAGAATATAAACCAGAAGGCAGATATTTGTTAGTTGCTGATGTTGCAAGGGGAGATGGAGCCGACTTCTCTGTTTTTCATGTTATAGAGCTAGAGTCTATGAGTGTAATAGCTGAATACAAAGGAAAGCCAAATATTGATGATTTTGCGAACATGTTATACTCTGTTGGGTCTGAGTTTGGAAATGCTTTAGTTGTTGTTGAAAATAACAACATTGGATACTCTGTATTAGAAAAATTAATAGACAAAGAATATTCGAATCTTTATTATAGCATTAAATCGACACACCAATATGTGGATCAAATTCAAGCTCTTGGTAATCCTAGTGCCATTCCCGGATTTACAACTACAATGAAAACTAGGCCACTAATAATAGCTAAAATGGAAGAATTCATTCGCAATAAGATAATTACTATTAATTCGCAAAGATTTTTAAATGAAGTAAAGACTTTTGTGTGGTACCACGGCAAGCCTCAAGCAATGCGTGGATACAACGATGACCTAATAATATCACTTGCTATCGCATGTTGGGTTAGAGATACTGCTATTATATCGAACGAAAGAAGCGAAGCATACAAGAGGGCAATGTTAAATTCAATGGTATACTCCAGAACAATGTTAAACACTCAAATGAAAGGTCAACAGGGCTACAATAAAAAACAATCTGTATTTAGTGAAGGAGATGATTTGGAAAAATTTAAAAAACAACAACAGGAATTTTCATGGATTTACAAGGGATAAAAAATGGCTAATAACAAAAATAATAAAAACATTAAAAACCCCAGAAACCCCGAATCTAGTTTGTACAAAAAATTAACTAGATTATTGTCTGGACCAATTGTCAATAGAAGATCTCAAATGCAACGTCGATACCGAAGGGCGCATTTAGATAAATATAATTTTAAATCAGCTATGGGGCTTGATTTTAAGAAGACTTCATATAATCCTTATGACAATCTGACAGCCAATATTATGGCAAATCAGAATCGATATGAGAGATATATTGACTTTGATCAAATGGAATACACTCCAGAGATCGCCTCTGCTTTGGATATATATGCAGACGAAATGACTACCTCAACTTCTTTAAGCCCTATGCTCAAAATTAAGTGCCCAAATGACGAAATTAAGCTAGTTCTCAACAATCTTTATACAAATATATTAAATATTGATTCAAATTTGTTTGGTTGGTGTCGGTCAATGTGTAAATTTGGAGATTTTATGCTTTATTTGGATATTGATGAAAAAATGGGAATAAAACATGTTGTAGCGCTTCCTGCCGACGAAGTGGAACGACTGGAGGGTGAAGACGGAGATAACCCAAATTATGTACAATACCAGTGGAATAGCGGTGGATTAACCTTTGAAAACTGGCAAGTTGCGCACTTTAGAGTACTTGGCAATGATAAGCATGCCCCATACGGTACCTCTGTATTAGAGCCGGCAAGACGGATTTGGCGACAATTGATACTCCTAGAAGACGCGATGATGGCATATCGAATCGTTAGATCCCCAGAAAGACGAGTATTTTATATTGATGTTGGAAATATTCCCCCACAAGACGTTGAGCAATTTATGAATAGGGTTTCTACTCAAATGAAAAGAAACCAATTGGTTGATTCTCAAACCGGCCGAGTTGATTTGAGATATAATCCCCTATCAATTGACGAAGATTATTTCATTCCTGTGCGAGGAGGGAATAATTCTAGAATTGAATCACTCCCCGGCGGCCAATACACTGGAGATATCGATGATGTTAAATACTTAAGAGATAAACTCTTCTCAGCACTAAAGGTGCCAATGTCTTACTTGTCTAGAGGAGATGGCGCGACTGAGGATAAAGCGACTCTAGCCCAGAAAGACATTAGATTTGCAAGAACAATCCAAAGATTACAGAGAAGCATTCTTTCGGAATTAGAAAAGGTGGGCATTATTCATTTATATACTTTGGGATACACCGGTGACGACCTAATTTCTTTCAAATTGTCACTTAACAACCCATCTAAGATAGCAGAATTGCAAGAATTAGAACATTGGAAGACTAAATTTGACATTGCTTCCGGTGCAACAGAGGGTTATTTCAGTAAACGTTGGATATCAGATAATATTTTTGGAATGTCGGACGAAGAGTTTGTTAGAAATCAAAGAGAAATGTTTTATGATAAGAAATTCACCGCTGCACTAGAGAAATCAGTCGAGGAAGCAGCCGCCGAATCTGCCGCAGCC